TCAACATCAACCGCAGACCTCTAATTTTGGCTGGCACTGAATTGCGGGGAGTCGACACACGGGTACGCTATGGGAAGGACGGTACAAAGCATGTCTTGTGGACAGTGCGGACGACGTCCTTCGCTGCTATCGCTACATTGAGCTCAATCCGGTGCGTGCTCGCCTGGCCGACAACCCGGCGGCGTATCGCTGGCCCAGTTGCCCAGCCAACCTAGGCCAGCGCAAGCACTCCGCGCTGGCACCGCATCCCTGTTGGTTTGCGCTTGGCAGCGACCTGATCGAGCGATCCAACGCCTACCGTGCCCTGCTCGATGAAGGCCTCTCCGACGAACTGCTCGCCAACATTCGTCTTCATCTACAGCAGCAGCGAGCCCTGGGCCACGACGCATTCCGCGCAATGGTCCAAGCCAAGACCCACCGCTTTGCAGGCGTCAGGCCCGCTCATCGGCCACGCAAACCGAACACCGCCGACTGATAAGTTTACCTACTCCATTTTCCGCCCCCCTTTTTTTTTCGCACAGGACAATTAACCGACTACTCAAGTAGTCAGCCAATTGACATACCCAGACATTAATCGGGCTTTGAAAGCTCCACACTGCCATTACAGTCGATCATGGAAATATATCGCTCTGTCCTAGCTTTAAAGTTGAGGGTCCAAAATCGAATTTCTTTTCCATACTTTCGGGATTCTTCTTCGAATACGACATCAGCTGCTGTAGCAGCTTTCCAACCTCGGATAGCTTGAGTGCTCGACATACGCAATTACAGCCTTCTTATGGGAATCAAAACTGGCTGCTGAACATTCCTGTGCCGAATCGCATGACGATAGGGAGAACGGTAGAGTTAGGAATAATAATCCCAATACCTTCACGGACGAAGACCTTGATAATGAACTGTTTGCTCACCCTCGAAGAGGATTCGATAGCTTGTTGCCCCAATAGCGGCATCAAGACCCTGCAGAAAGGTGGTAAGCCCTTCCTGAGGGAGCGGTCGCTTATCAGGATTAGCATCCTAGATGTCAGGATTCAAGGTAAAGCTTCCATCGAAAGACCCTCATGCTCAGCCTGTTGGGGAAGGTATGGGTCATCCTCCGCGTCAATGCCTTCGTCTTCCCAGCCAGGACTTCGGTGAAGCGAAGCGCTCCCCTGCAAACTTGCTTCTACAATCAATGCAGGAGATCGAACAAGAATACCAGGGCAACTGTCATGGCTTGGTCCCTGATTGGCATGGCGCGCTGATTTGTGAATCCGCGGCCGCTCCAGTCGAGACGTGGTCGCCTCTAGACGAGCGTAAGCAGATTTTTGGTGTAACCGGATTTTGGTTACAGCGGAGGGATCCGTCCCTCCAGCTGGATCGTAAAGCGGTTCAATGCGGCCTTCCAATCGCGGATCAGCTACGGGCGCGTCGCGATCGTCCGCGCGCGACGCCGATTCGCACGCGAGCGTGCTCGACGCCTTCTTCCTCGCAAGGACTCCATCATGAAAATCAACACAGTAAGCCCTGGCCCTAACGCGCATCCGCAAGACCCGGTTGCGGGCGACGGATCGTCACCCGCCGACCGCAGCATCGAGATCGATGCGGGACACGGCAGCGGCACTCTGGGGCCCAGGGACGGCACGCAAGCACGCGCGTGCCCGCAACCGGCTTCGGAAACCACGGTGCGCCTGGGGGACCTGTTGTCGATCTCCAGCCAGCGGCCTTCGAGGCCCGAAGTCATACCGGCCGTTGTGCCAGCCGGGGACGATGAAGGCGTCCCGGATTTGCGTCCGCAACCGACCCGTTCCGGGGCGAGCAAGCCGCGCGTGGCCAATCCCGGCGAAGCGAGGGACGTCGAGAGCGGTTTGCTCATGCGCGATTGCTCGTCGCGGATCGCCGCCTTCCTGGGCAACCTGTCGGTCGTCCAGGAGCTTCGGCAGTTCGATGACAGCGAGTTCGTGGACAAGCTGCGTAACGAGCTGGTCACAGAGCCCGGATGTCGAGAGCCAAAGACGCTGCTGGCCGCAATGGGCGAGAAGGTCAATGAACTGCGGTCGCACCTGGGCAAGCAGGCGTCGACGCCAGAGGAGACGGAGTTCCTGGCCGAGGCCCGGCGCTATCTCGAGCCGGTCATGGCCAGCTTCGAGACCGACATCCACACCTTGCAGCACGACGCGAGTGCCGCGAAGCGGATATACCAGGGAGCGCTGACGCTTCTGCTCTACCCCTTACCGCTCGCCACGCTGTTCACCCAGAAGACCGGTACCTACGCTGCGTTCAACATTGCTTCCTACACCTATACGGCGATACAGCTGGTCTCGCTTATGCGACGCCCGACAACGGACGCCAAGCTGTTCATGAAGCACGCCATCAATCGACACAGCCTCGTTTTCTTCATCTCGCTGATCTATGCCGTACCCACCTTCTACGCCAAGGCCGTGCCGTTGCAGCGTAACGCCGGATTCGTCGCCGGCGCGGCGGTGGCGCAAGGTGCAATGATGTTCGGCGTGCGGCTGGGGCAGGACCTCATGGACTCGGTGCGGCTGCGCTTCAACGGCGCATTCAACCGCAGGCGTGATCTTCCCGACGGCTTCAGGGAAGCCATTGAGGGAGTAGTGGGCGATCTGCGCGCGGGTCTGAGCAACGTCAATCGCTCCGTCGGCGAATTTCAGCAGGACCGGCGGATCACGCCGCACATGGATCGGCAGCTCACCTTCTTCAAACAGGACCTGTCCAGAATCGTGACGGGCCTTGAGCGGCTCGTAGCGACTGGGACGCAGCAGAAGAGCCCGCTCGCCGCAAGCGATGACCCACCAGGACCCCTAGAGGCCGTGCGCCGCACCCTGGAAGCATCGTTCGCAAACAACCCCGACCTGAAGGGAAAGCTCGCGCTGGCGACCGTAGCCTTCGCCGTCCTCGGGGCAAACATCGCCCTGATGCGCAACAACGGGCTGGCCCTACCTGACTTCATCGCCGATGCGGTCGTCTCGTCGACGTTCCTGCTCCGCGAAGCGCTAAGCCCGCATGTCACGCACGCGGGGATGAACGACAGCGTGAGCGACACGGTCGGCGGTATGACGATCGGACTGCCCTTCTCCGTAGCCGCTGTGATGAGCGGCTACATGGACGACCCCAGGGCCAACCCTGCAGGCTTCATCGCCGGGACCGTCAGCTACACGGCGGCCTACCTGCTCTTCGGCCGGGTGGCCGGCGACGTCCTGTCCAAGGGCCTCATGGCTACGAGCGGAGCGCTCGGCTGGGGCCAACAGCAGGCGATCCGAGTCGGCCGGAGCGCAATGGCCTTGGGTTTCGAACTGGTCGCCGGGCACGGTTCGCCGGCTGCAGCGGATGTGCACGACGTAGTCGGGGTCGAGATAGCGGGTGTGCCGCATGAGCCGCTTTGCTTCAGCCCCTCACAGCGGGCGTCCGCCGAACGCACCCTGGTCGGCACGCTTGAGCAGATCGGTGACGAGTGGTGCGACGCGCGCGACGAATGGGATGGCGAATCGGAGGGGACGGCGGGTAGGGACGACCCCTGGGTCGACGCACCGGCGGAGCTGCCCATGCAGCCAGCGCCTCAGTCGGAATAAACAGCCCTGCACGCGTATGGGTCGGGCGGGGATTCCTGAGCGGGAGGGTCGGTAGGGATTCGTGCAAGAAATCTTTACTAACAGCGATTTAGTTCATTTTTGGCTGTTTTTCATACGAACCCCTGCCGACCCTCATCGAGGTGAATAACGGGAGTCAGTTTGCCGGTAAGGTCATGGATCGCTGGGCGTACGAAAACGGTGTGGAGCTGGATTTCTCCCGCCGTGGCGTAAGCTCCCCTGCATAGCTGATACGCCCAGGCTTTTCTAGACATCTCAAGGCCATGGAAAATGGCTAATTCGGAGGTGTCCATGAGCAGCAAGCGGTATACGGATGAGTTCAAGATCGAAGCGGTCCGGCAAGTGACCGATCACAGGTTCAAGGCGGCAGAAGTCGCCGAGCTCCTGGTTGTCACCACGCACAGCCTGTACGCCTGGATGCGCAAGTTCGGCAAGCGCGGCATCGTGCAGCGCGCCGAGGTGGACCAGAGCGCCGAGGTTCGGCGCCTGAAGGCCGAGTTGCGCCGAGTGACCGAGGAGCGCGACATCCTAAAAAAGGCCGCCGCGTACTTTGCCAAGGGGTAAAGGCAAAGTACGCCTTCATGCAGACCCATCGCGGGGAATTTAGGCTGTGCGCGATGTGCCGGGTGTTGCGGGTGAACCGGGCCGGTGACTACGCTTGGCTAAAGTCGCCCAAGAGTGAGCGCGCCAAGGAAGACGAACGCCTGCTGGGGTTAATCAAGCACCAGTGGCTGGCCAGCGGCAGTGTCTATGGGCATCGCAAGATCACCAAGGATCTGCGCGATCTGGCGGAGCGCTGCAGTCGCCATCGGGTGCATCGGTTGATGCGTGCGGAAGGGTTACGTGCGCATGTGGGCTATGGGCGCAAACCCCGCTTCCATTGCGGGACCGAGTACGTCGCCGCAGCCAACCTGCTTGATCGGCAGTTCAATGTCGCTGAGCCGGACACGGCCTGGGCGAGCGATTTCACCTTCATCCGCACGCATGAAGGCTGGATGTATCTGGCTGTGGTGATCGATCTGTTCTCCAGGCAGGTCGTCGGCTGGGCGATGCGCGATCGGGCCGATACCGAGTTGGTCGTGCAGGCCCTGCTATCGGCGGTATGGCGGCGCAAACCCAGATCGGGTTGCCTGATCCACTCGGACCAAGGATCGGTCTACACCAGCGATGACTGGCAGAGTTTCCTGGCATCCCATGGCTTGGTGTGCAGCATGAGTCGGCGCGGTAACTGCCATGACAACGCCCCGGTGGAGAGCTTCTTGGGCCTGCTCAAACGCGAGCGGATCAGGCGGCGGGTCTACCCCACCAAGGACGCCGCGCGCACGGAGGTGTTCGACTACATCGAGATGTTCTACAACCCAAAACGCCGTCATGGTTCAACCGGCGACCTGTCGCCTGTAGAGTTTGAACGGCGCTACGCGCAACGAGGGTCTTGAGTGTCTACGGAACCCAGGGCGTATGACACCGCCCCGCCGAACGACTCGACGACCATACGGACGCTGTTGGCAGTGCCCTTACGCCGCTGGATCGCCATGGCGCTGCGCAGGCGCGAGCGCTTGATCGCATCGCTCCAGTCGGCCTTCCAGTCGTCCACCGACAGCGTCCAGGCCAGCCACGGCAGATGGCCAGCCGGGCACGTGTCCGGATTCCACAGATCCGGGTACGGCAGCGGGATCGCTTCCAGGCGATCGGTGACGGCGGCCAGGGCGCGCTCCATCTTGGTGGCGTTGGGCGGCAGAGGGCTATTCATCGATGCCGGCGTGCACGATGTCGATCGCGGTGCAGTAGGCGGCCTGCATGCGACTGATCCTGATGTCAGCTGCAGGCGATTCCAGCTCCACGCGCTGCACACCATCGGCAAACAGCTTGGCCTTGATCGCCGATTCCGGTACGTCGCGGCCGAGACGGTGTGCCTCGTCCAGATACGCCTGCAGGCTGCGCAGCGCCTCGCGCATGACCACCGCCGAGTCGGTGCCGGCGTAGGTGTAGACGCGTCCACGAATGGCATACGGGACGATCTTGGCGCTCTGGACAGCTACCTCGTCGGTCAACGGGCGCACGTCGGCATCGGTGAGGACGGCGGCCACTTCGTCGAGCAGTTCCTGCGGCGCGGCGCCATCGCCAGTGCGCGATTGCACAGTGACCAACACTTGACCAG